ACACTAAATAGTATAAATCAATACGGGCACGATTTTCAAATAAAGGTTTTATCATCTTTATTAACTCATAAAGAGTTTTTAGTTAATATACATGATATTATTTCTGATGAATATTTTGAAAACCCTGCTCAAAAATGGGCTATAAAAGAGATACTTAAGTATTATGACAAGTACCATACTACTCCTTCATTAGACATACTTAAAGTTGAATTACAAAAAGTAGATAATGAAGTATTACAAATATCTATTAAAGAACAACTTAAAGAAGCATATGTTACATCAGATGAAGATTTAGAGTATGTTCAAGAAGAGTTTACTAATTTTTGTAAAAATCAACAATTAAAAAAGGCATTAATGTCTTCTGTTGATTTGCTTAAAGGTGGAGATTTTGATGGTATTCGTTTTTTAATTGATAATGCTTTAAAATCGGGACAAGATAAAAATTTAGGACATGAATATATTAAGGATATTGAATCAAGGTATAGAGAAAATTCAAGAGAAACTGTTCCAACTCCCTGGGATAAAATCAATAATTTATTACAAGGCGGACTTGGAAATGGAGATTTTGGTCTTATATTTGGCAACCCAGGAGGTGGTAAATCTTGGTCATTAGTTGCATTAGGAGGACATGCTGTTAGATTAGGATATAATGTACTTCATTATACTTTAGAATTAGGAGAGGATTATGTTGGGAAAAGATATGATGCTTTCTTTACAAAAATCCCAGTTAATAAAGTAGATTCACATAGAGACAAAATTGAAGAAATCATACCACAATTACCAGGTACATTAATTATTAAAGAATATCCAACAGGTAAGGCAACAATCTCAACTATTGAATCTCATATTGCGAAAGCAACAAGTATGGGATCTAAACCTGATTTGGTAATAATTGATTATGTTGATCTTCTTTCATCAAGAAAGAAAAATCGTGAGCGTAAGGACGAAATTGATGATATTTATACTAGCACTAAAGGGTTAGCACGACAATTAGACATACCAATTTGGTCTGTTTCTCAAGTTAATCGTGCGGGCGCACAAGATAAAGTGATTCAAGGAGATAAAGCAGCAGGATCATATGATAAAATTATGATAACTGATTTCTGTATGTCTCTTTCACGTAAAAAGGAAGATAAAGTTAATAACACAGGTAGATTTCATTTAATGAAAAACAGATATGGAATGGATGGTATAACATTTGGTGTAGAAGCAGACACTTCAACAGGTCACTTTGTAGTAAAAAGTGAATATTTTGAAGGGGATGAAGAAGAAACCATGGTCCCAAGTACCCGTTCTAATAAGTTTGATACCGACGTTGATCCTTTTGACAAACAGTTGCTTCGTAAAAAGTTTTTCGAATTAGAAAAGTAACATTAACAAATTAAAAAATTAAAATGGCAAAAACATCATTATTGCAGGAAAGAGTGGTTTACAAACCCTTTGAGTACCCAGAAGCACATGACTACTGGATGAAACAACAACAAGCACATTGGTTACATACTGAAGTACCCATGATGTCTGATGTGAATGATTGGAAACAAAACCTTTCAGAAACAGAAAAAAATATAATTGGTTCCATCCTTAAAGGGTTTGCTCAAACAGAAACTGTAGTAAATGATTATTGGTCATCTTTAGTAACTAAATGGTTTAGAAAACCAGAAGTAATTAAAATGGCTGTTACATTTGGGGCATTTGAAACTATCCATGCTGAAGCATATTCTTTATTAAATGAAGAATTAGGATTAGATGATTTTAGTGAATTCCTAGAAGATGAAGCCACAATGGCAAAAATAGAGGCATTAACTGAAGTAAGAGATTCTCACGATGGTACTCCTAATTGGCATGAAAGAGCAAAATCATTAGCTATATTCTCAGCATTTACAGAAGGTGTAAATTTATTTTCTTCATTTGCTGTTTTACTTTCTTTTAAATTAGATAATAAACTCAAAGGAGTAGGACAAATTGTAGAATGGAGCATTAGAGATGAATCATTACATTCTGAAGCAGGATGTTGGCTATTTAGAACACTACTAAAAGAACACCCAGAATTTGACACCCCAGAATTAAGAGCTGATATTGAAGAAGCAGCTAAATTATCTTTAAAATTAGAATTAGATTTTATTGATACAGTTTATGAAATGGGAGATTTAAAAGGATGTCCAAAATATGATTTAGTATCTTTTATTAAACATAGGGTAAATACTAAAATGAGCGATTTAGGTTATGGAGCGATAGTAAATGGTATAGATCAAGATGCAGTAAAAAGAATGAAATGGTTTGATAGCCTATCAGCTGGAAAACAACATACAGATTTCTTTGCAAATAGAGTTACAAATTATAGTAAAGGAGTTCAAAATTGGGACGCAAATAGTTTATTTTAAAATATGGAAAACAACGCACTACAAGCAGATTATACAAATTGGGAAGCAGGAAAAAACTACCCAGAATGGATGGATGAAATTTCTTTAGCAACCATTTCTAAAGGATATTTACTTCCTGGGGAAGATGTAAAAAAAGCATATAGAAGAGTTTCTAATGCTTCTGCTAATAGATTAAAAAAACCAGAATTAGCTAACAAATTCTTTAAAATCATGTGGAATGGTTGGTTAGGATTAGCATCACCTGTATTATCAAATATGGGAACTGATCGTGGTCTACCCATTTCCTGTTTTGGTGTTGACACCCCAGATTCAATACGTGGAATTGGTTTAACTAATGCAGAACTAATGAAACTCACAGCATCTGGTGGTGGTGTAGGTATTTCGTTAAACCGCATTAGAGAACGTGGAACAGAAATTTCTGGAAATGGTAAAAGTGAAGGAGTAGTACCATGGGCTAAGATATTTGATTCTTCAATTATTGCTACTAATCAAGGAAATGTTAGAAGAGGAGCAGCATCTGTTAATTTAGATATAGAACATGGAGATATAGAAGAATTTTTACAAATTCGTAGACCAAAAGGTGACCCAAATAGACAATGTCTAAACTTACATCAATGTGTTGTTGTAGGAGATTCATTTATGAGGAAATTAGAAGCAAGAGACCCAGAAGCAATGAATAGATGGGCTACTGTTTTAAAATCAAGGATGGAAACAGGGGAACCTTATATAATGTATAAAGATAATGTTAATAAAGATAACCCAATAGCTTATAGACTAAATAATTTAGATGTAAGCATGACAAATATATGTTCCGAAATTACACTATTTACAGATGAAGAGCATAGTTTTATTTGTTGTTTGTCTTCTATGAATTTATCTAAATATGATGAGTGGAAAGATACGGATGCCGTTGAATTAGCTACTTGGTTTTTAGATGGTGTAATGCAGGAATTTATTGATAAATCTGCTGGTAAAGATTCATTACAAAGAACTTATAATCATGCTCGTAAGGGACGTGCTTTAGGTTTAGGTGTAATGGGTTGGCATTCATTTTTACAACAAAAAGGTTTACCATTTAATTCAATTGCTTCTACAGCACATACTCACAATATTTTTAATGATATTAGGGGTAAAGCAGAAAAAGCATCTATGGCTTTAGCTCAAGAATATGGAGAGCCTTTATGGTGTAGGGGAACAGGTATGAGAAATACTCATTTATTAGCAGTAGCTCCAACAGTATCTAATTCAGTTATTTGTGGTGGTATTAGTGCAGGTATTGAACCTTTACCTGCTAATATTTACACTTTTAATGGTGCCAAAGGTACTTTTGTTAGAAAAAATAAAGTATTACAATCTATTCTATCTGAAAAAGGTGAAGATAAAGATAAATGGTGGGATCAAATGTTAGCAGAAGATGGCTCAGCACAAGGTTTACCTGATAATATCCTAACCCCAGATGAAAAAGAATTATTTTTAACATTCCCTGAGATAAATCAATTAGAATTAGTTAGACAAGCAGCAATTAGGCAACGTTATATTGATCAAACACAATCCTTAAATTTATCATTTGATGTAAATGATTCACCAAAATGGATTAATCAAGTACATTTAGAAGGATGGAAATTAGGTATTAAAACATTTTATTATCTAAGAACTGACAGTGTAATTAAAGGAGATTTAGGGTCTAGAATGGCAGATTGTATTAGCTGTGATGGGTAAACATATGTATGAACGTTATTCTTCATAGTTGTTAGTTACATTTTGTTTAACTAAAATCATATATTTTATGGAAATTTTAACTAAGATTGGCTCTTGGGCCAACAAACTGACTGAAATAGGAATTTCAGTTATTGCACTCGGAGTAGTACTTGAGGTATTATTTGGCGGAGTTGGTATTCCTTTTTGGGAAAATATATCTGTAGTAGATAATATTATGGGAATACTTGGTAATCTAGATGGAAAAGGCTTATTAGGTCTAGTTGGTGCTTTTGTACTAATCCATATACTAAAAAAATAGTATAATAATTACCAAATTTAATAATAATGGGGGTCAATTTGACCCCCTTTTTTATATTTATAACAAAATATAAAATTAAATTTATAATGAAAAAATTACTACTTTGGTTATGCCTGGCATTACCTTTCTTAAATGTAGCACAAGAATCAGCACCCGTAACCTTTAGATTAGATGTTAATGAAATTATAGCTAATACTCCTAACCCAGATCAAATGCAAGTTTATATTCAAACTAGCGTTACTGGGTGGACTGATATACCAATGGAAGATGTTGGGGGTAATGGAATTTACAGAAAAAATATTAATATAGGACACCCAACAGATGAAAATGTAGAGGTATTTTATAGGTTTAAGATAACATCTTTTGGTGATAATGGACTACCCTGGACAGGATGGGAAGGAGGTCCTGATGCATCTGACTGTTTATTTGATGTAGCTACAGGAGGTGCTCCAGGAGGACCTGATAGTTTAAGAAAAGTAACAGTACCCGAAGAATTAATAGCAAATGGCACTTATGTAAATCCTTCAGGAGAATATAAATTAACCCATTGTGTTAATGTCTGTGGTAATGCACCATGTGAAGAAGAAACAACTCTAGTTGAATTTAAATTGGATATGAATGAATATCCTGATGAATATACCCAGCCTTATGTAACGGGAGAATTTAGTAATTGGACTGACCAATATCCAATGGAAGATGAAGATGGTGATGGTATATGGGAATTAGGAATAGAACTTCCCGAAGGTACTTATTTATGGAAATTTATGTTAGATAATTGGGCAGACTCAGAATTACCAGCGGGTGTGACAGATTCTTCAGCATGTTTTATACCTGATGGAAATGGCTTTATAAATAGAAGTTTAGATGTTGTTATTGGTGATAGTATTTCTCTTCCTTTAGTTTGTTGGGAATCATGTTTACCCTGTGGAGCAGTTTTAGGATGTATGGACCCAACCTCGCAAAATTATAACCCTTGGGCTACTATAGATGATGGTTCTTGTTCAGTAATACCACAATGTGAAGAAGGGCAGACTTTATTGCAAATAATTTATACCGGAGATAACTGGCCGGGAGAATCTAGTTGGATTTTATATGGAGATAATAACGGAGTAGATGTTACTTATGCAAGTGCACCTCAAGGATCATATAACTCAGCTCCTCCTGGAGTACCCCTTACTACTTATGTATGTGTTGATCAAAATAGCACATTAGACTTAGTTATTGAAGATAGTTATGGAGATGGTTTAGCTGGTACTACATCTGGAGGAACTGTAGATGGAAATATACAAGTTATAGCCTGTGATGGAACTATTTTATATGATTTATCAGAAAATTTCCCTAATTCAAATTTTGGTTATTTAGTTACTACCCCTCAATTTACTCCTGTTACTTGTGAAAGTGAAAGTGAAGTAGAAGGCTGTATGAATCCATTTTCAACAACCTATAACCCACTAGCTACAGTAGATGATGGAAGTTGTGGTCCTCCTAGAATAGAAGGATGTACTGATCAAGATTCATTCAACTACAACCCAGATGCTAATACTAGTGAAGTAATGCAAGGTATATATACATTAGAGATATTTGATGGAGCTTCTGATGGTTGGAACGGTACTTGGTTAGGTTTAACTCAAGGCAATTGGGTATCTCCTCAATATCAAATAGGTGCTAATGATGGTGAGAGTATTTCTTTTGAAGTACAGTTAAACATTTATGAACCTATTGAAGCTTTCTTATTTACTACTCCTAATTCTAATCAAACATTAGCTCAAATAGGATACACTCTAACAGGTCCTTTAGGAGATAAAATTATAGATGTAGGATATTGGCAAGCAATACCATATCCTTTCGTATTAGAAGCGACCACTCCAACTTTTGGAGATACTTGTATTCCAATTATAGAAGGGTGTATGGATGAAAATTCATTAAATTATATAGAATTAACTGGAGATCCTTTAGTTGATGTAAATACTGACGATGGTTCTTGCATCCCAGTTATAGAAGGATGTATGAACCCATTAGCATTTAATTATAACCCAGATGCTACTGTAGATGATGGATCTTGTGTTGAAGTAATTGTAGGTTGTATGGACCCAGATTCATTCAACTACAACCCAGAAGCTAATACAGCTGGAGATTGTATTGCAGTTATAGAAGGCTGTATGGATGAAACTTCATTTAATTACAATGAGAATGCTAATGTAGATGATGGTTCATGTATTGCAGTTGTAGAGGGATGTATGGATGAAAATTCAATCAATTATAACCCAAATGCTAATACAGATGATGGAAGTTGTATTCCGATAGTAGAAGGATGTATGGACCCAGATTCATTTAATTATGATCCTAATGCTAATGTAGATGATGGAAGTTGTGTACCTGTTGTATTTGGTTGTATGGACCCAGATTCATTTAACTATAATCCAGATGCTAATACAGACAATGGAACTTGTGAACCAGTAGTATTCGGTTGTACTGATCCTGATTCATTCAACTACAATCCAGATGCCAACACAGATAATGGTACTTGTGTTCCCGTGATTCTAGGATGTACAGATAATACATCATTTAACTATAATCCAGAAGCTAATACAAATGATGGTTCCTGTATTCCTATATTAGCAGGCTGTACAAACCCAGACTCATTTAACTATAATGAGTTAGCAAATACTGATGATGGAAGTTGTATAGATGTAATTTATGGTTGTACAGATAACACCTCTTTAAATTACAACCCAGAAGCAAATACAGACGATGGTACCTGTGTTCCAATTTTATATGGCTGTATGGATCCAGATTCATTTAATTACAATGCATTAGCAACTGTAGATGATGGAAGTTGTATTCCTGTAGTAGAAGGATGTACAGATAATACTTCATTAAATTACAATCCAGATGCTAATACCGATGATGGTAGTTGTATCCCTCTTTTATACGGCTGTATGGATCCTAACTCATTTAACTACAATGCACTAGCGACTGTTGACGACGGTAGCTGTATTCCAATTGTAACAGGTTGTACAGACCCTGATGCATTAAATTACAACCCAGAAGCTAATACAGAAGATTATACCTGTATAGAAAAAGTATACGGCTGTATGGATCCTGATTCAGTAAATTATGATCCTGAAGCTAATGTAGATAATGGTACTTGTATTACTGCAGTAGTAGGTTGTATGGATCCTGAATCTTATAACTATAACCCAGAAGCTAACGTAGCAGATCCAGATGCTTGTTTATATGATGCTGGTTGTATTACAGGACCAGGTGAACCATATTGGTTAAATAATCAATGCTATGCTTGGGTAATTGACGTAGATAATTATTGCTGTGAAAATGAATGGGATCCAATTTGCCAAGAAACTTATAACTACTGTGAAAATGGATGGCCAGAAGGAATGGATATAGACGGTATGTTCTCTAGAGGACTAGATAATGTAAGTATAATTGTTTATCCAAATCCTACAGACGGTATAATTAATATAGCAACTAACCTAGACATTACTTACTCAGTACGTGATTTATTAGGTAAAATTATAATTCAATCTTCGGATAAAAAACAATTAGATTTATCTAATGTAGAGTCAGGAGTTTATTTCTTGTCTATTAATCATGAAGGTCAAATATTTAACAAAAGAATAATTATAGAATAAAATGAAAAAATTATTAATACTACTTTTAGTAATCCCATTTTTGGGTTTTAGTCAAGAATCTGAATCTAAATTTAAAAAAGAACTAAAGAAAACATTTAAATTTTCTACTATTTTTGCTGCGGTAAATGGGGGAACATCTTTAGCAGACAAAAATCAATTTTCAGTTAATACTGGAACTTTAATCCAAGACGTAATTGAAACCCCTTTTGATTATTCTTTATCATTAGGTATTAGAAAAATTGCCCGTTTTCAATATGAAAATAGAGCTAATGTATTTTATAATGGTACAGAAGAATCATATTCAGATAATGCCACATTAGGTAAAATAAAAGGATTTGAATTTTTATTTGAAGCTGATTATAGAAGAATACAAGGCGAAACATATTTAGACCAGCATCACTTTTTAAGATATGTAGCTGATAATTGGGTAGCTAAAGTAGAATATCTAGTAGGAGGTTTTATTGATATAGAGTACTTTCAAGCTTCTCAAAGATATAAACATAATATAACTAAAGAACTTTCTATTAATTTAGGAGTTGCACAAAGGCTCTCTAAACCTTATGGATACGATCCTTTACAAGAGTGGATGTTAAGTAATGGTAATTTACATTACACCTATTTAGCTCTACAGGAAGGTTATAATGTAAACTTTAACGGAGGAGGAGATATAGAATATCTTAACCCTCAAGGAGCAGTAGTAGCAACGAGTACCGAAGTATGGGAAGAAGTAATTATTCCTCAAGTATTAGTTAATTACGTAGAGAAAAAAGAAGACCAAGCTCCTTTAAGATTAGAATATTCAGCCATATTTGGTTTCGATTATTATAAGTACACTAAAAACTTCTGGTTACATGCTTGGGGCAATGTAATGCCTATACATATAAAAGGTGGTGATACATTTTCTTTTCATAATTATAATGGAGGCCAATGGACGGATTATTCTGGAGGTCTAATATTTGGTTACAAATTAACTAAGTCATTAGGGTTATTTGCAGAAGGAACATACAATAAATATTGGAATAGAAATTGGCATAATTTTTCAATGGGAGTTAATTATATAATTTTTTAAAAATGGCAAAAGAATTAAGTGAAAATACCAGCTTTACCGTTAGCATCCAGACACTAATAGGTATTGCATTTGGGATAGCAACAGTAGTAGGAATGTGGTTTGCATTGCAATCTGACATACAAGAAGCAAAAGAACTTCCAATACCCCCTCCACCCGATGTAACTAGAATGGAATATGATATGAAGGATCAGTTAATCCGTCAAACAATTATGTCTACTCAAGAAGATGTAAAGGAACTAAAAGAACGTCTTGTTAGAATGGAAGAGAAAATTGATAAACTAAGATAAATTTATTATGAAAAAGTTTTTAATATTACCTATTTTATTATTATCTTCTATAACTATGTTTAGCCAGGTAGAAGTTAAATATTTTAATGCTGCTTGGAATGCATCTAATGAAATAAAATGGGTAGATAAACTATCAGATTGTGATATTAAAAAATATGATATAGGATCAAAACCTGAAGATGCAGGTAAATTTAAAGTTGTTGTTGTTCCAACTATATTAATATTTCAGGATGGAGAAGAAGTTGAAAGATACCAAGCAGATATTAGTTTTAAAATGGCAGCAACAAGAGAAGAACTTCAAGATTACATTGACGAACTTATAATGAGCGCTTTTTAATTGATATTTATAATTGACAAACTAGTTACTAATTAAATTGTTATTTTATGTTAAACAAATTAAAACAAAAGTGGATGGCCTTTAAAGACATTTTTAATGATAAAAACGATATAAATGAAAAAACTGTAGTTGGTTTTGCTTCATTTGCTATCATGACTATATTTGCTGTAGTAGATTTAGTAACAGGATACTTTGGTAAAGATTTAGTAATTAATGAATTTATATATGATTCCTTTTTATTTATTACCTTAGGTAGCTTTGGTATTGCTGAAATTGGAAAAATATTTGGAGATAGAAAATAATGAAAAAAAATATAATATCAATATTATTTTGTATAATGCTTCTAGTACCTAGTTGTGCTACTTCTAAACCAACAACTCAAAAACCACCACAACCACAAGAAGTAGTTAGTGGTGAAAATGATCCAATAATGAAATTATTACTTTCAGGACTTATTATATTATCAGTTAATTTTCTATTCACAAAATAAAATAAATTATGAGTTGTTACACTAGAGAACAAGTAGAAGCTGCTATGGCTAGTAAAGGTTATAAATACTTTACAGGAGGAGACTATGATGTTAACATTATTGGCATCAGAAATTCAAAAACCAAAAATAGAGTTACTAATGCATTTGATGACTGTATTACTTTATCTTATAAAATAGAAGGCGAGTGGCAATTTCATTGCTTTAAATGTACTACAGATCCTGGGACACATTGGGTAGAAAATGTAATGAATGATAAAGGAGTAGCAATTTTAAAACCAGGTCAATATAGAAGCTCTCATAAACTAAGACTCCATGCTGGAAAATATTTAGCTTTAGGCCAACAAAAACCAGTTAAAGTATATAGAGACAATAATAGAGATAGTAAATATGATCTACTAGAAGAAAATGTAGATGAAGGTATATTTGGAATTAATATCCATAGAGCAACTGGAAGATCAGGAGGTAAATCTACTAGAGTAGATAAATGGTCAGCTGGGTGTCAAGTAATAGCAGACAATGATGATTGGCATCAATTTTTAGATATTTGTCAAACAGCAAGAGAAGTTTGGGGTAATTCTTTTACCTATACTTTATTAGAAAGTAACGATATAAGTTAATAATTGAAAACAACACAAACCATATTAGCCTTTACAAGTATGTCCATAGGATTTATATGTTCTTATTTTATGGAACTTACAATGCAAAATGCAGAACAATATCTAGCTATCACTACTTTAGTATTTGCTGATGGGTTTTTTGGTATAATAGCTGGAGTAAAAAGAGAAGGTTTTAAAACTTATAAAGCAATTAAAATTTTAAGGACATTAATTTTTTGGGTTATTATGTTAACCCTAATATTAGTTATCGAAAAAAGTATCCCAGGAGCTGGATGGTTAAGTGAAACAATGCTTATGCCTTTAGTAATATTTCAATTAATAAGTGCACTAAAAAATGCATCAATGGCTGGTTTTGTTAAAACAGATATTGTAAACCAAATTTTGGATCGTGTAGATAAACATAAGGGCCTTAGAAAATAATTTGTCTCCCCCCCTCTTTTTTCCTATATTTATAACCATGCTTAAGAATATTAAACAAGGAATGTTTCCATTCCTAATTGGATTTTCTGCCCTGTCAGTTTCAGCTTCGGCTGCTTTCTACTCAGTTAGTGGCCTTAGCAAACTTTTTGCAGGAGCAAGTTTAGAAGTTATTATAATGGCGGGTTCATTAGAATTTGCTAAATTGGTTACTGCATCACTTTTATACCAGTATTGGGATACAATTAATAAAACATTAAGAACTTATTTATCCATTGCTACTATTATATTAGTATTAATCACTAGTATGGGTATTTATGGGTTTTTAAGTGCTGCTTACCAAGAAACATACTCTAAATTAACAGCGGTAGAAAATCAAAAAGGTTTTATTCAACAAAAAATTGACTTTTACCAAAATGATGTAGATCGATATGATGAAGAAATTAAAAGAATATCTAGTAATATTAGTACTTTATCTAATGCAAAAGCTACGTCCATCCAAGTACGAGACACCACGGTATCTGGGGGCTTTAGACAGACAATCTCTACAACTGAGCTTAGAATGGCGCAGAGTCGTATTAACATTGAGGAGGAGAATCGTAAACTGGCGCAAGAAAAACGAATAGTAGCATCAGATAGTCTCCAGAAGTTTCAATTACAAGTACTAGAACTAGATAATAATAATGAGGTAGCTGGAGAATTAGGACCTCTGCAGTATTTATCGGGTTTAACGGGTACTCCTATGGATAAAATTATAAATTGGTTATTACTAATTATAATTTTTGTATTCGATCCTTTAGCAATATCTCTTGTAATAGCAGCTAATTTTGCATTTGCACAAGCTTACCCAAAAAAGAAATATAAAGAAAATTTATATGGGGAATATTATGAAGACAAATTTTCGGAATGGGGTGATTTAGATGAAGAAGATTATCCTTTACCTAATAAAGATTTGACTAAAGCCGCTATGGAATTTGAAGTTAAAGATTATGATTTTAATGCTGAAAGAGAAGATGAACGTAAACATTGGGAAAATATAACAGGTCAAATTCGTAATGAAAAAATCCAAAATGAAGAAGAACTTGAAAAAAGGATGAATATAATAGGCCAGAATGGAAATGAAGGGGAACATTATGATCAAATATATAAAGAATTTGAAGATATAGATTTAAATAAAGATGGAATAATAAGCCAATCAGAATTAATAGAAGCAAAACAAAGAGTTAAAGTGTTAGAAAATTCTATTAAAGGTATTACTAAAAGCTCTAATAGAGTAGATAAAGCTCTAAAAGAAATAAAAAAATTAAAAGGTTTAATTTCACGCTTCGATGATGATTTAACTAAAAGATACTAATGAAAAGTTTTTTAAAATTTCTTATAATATGGATTAGTCAAAATTTAGCTATTCCCTTTTGGGTAGTAGGTCATATTCACTTATCAATTCATAATTTTCATGATTTAGTAGAAATTGGAGCTTCTATAGGTATGAATATTATAGTAGCAGTTGGATTTTTTATAGATTATAAAGAAAATGGAAAGTAAAAAAATATTACAAATAGCAAATAAAGTATATCCTAATATTAGAGCATATTATGGTTTAGGTAAAAAAGAATATCCACCAATTGAAGTACATAAAAATATATTTGCTAGATTAAGTGGAGAACCAGATATGGAAGGTGATGATCCCGCAGATGCTGAGTTTGACCGTAAAGAAAACAAATTATTTATATACTCAGACTTTAATGATAGCGTTGAGGATGTAATTAGAGGAGTTATTCATGAATATATACATTATTTACAATCTGGATCTTGGATGAAAAGATATTATAGTATGGGTTATACTTATGGTAATCACCCATATGAAATTGATGCTAAAAAGGCAGAAGAAGATTGGAAGTTATTCGTGTAATATGTGGATACCTGAATAAGGGTTCGTATATTTAGGTATAGAAAAAAATAAAGGTCATGAAAAAATTTATCAAAAAGTACAAATCTCAAATCGATACAGTATCAGGTTTTTTGTTTATCGCAGCAATATTTTATACATTATATTTTGCTTTATGGGTAGTTTGCCCTTGTTAATAGTTTTAAAATAAAGTTTATGTTTGATATACCCATGTCAAGAAAAGAAGTAGATAAGCAATTATCTCAATATCAAAAAATAAATTACAACCAATTTAGGTGGTGGAGGAGTTACCAACCAAAAAATAAACCACTTGATAACCGTAAACCTCTTCGTGAGCGTATATTCAATGGTGATTTTGACTATTCATGTTATAAAGCCCAACAATATTCAGTTGAATATCAATTAAATGATATATTAAAAGAATGTGATATGGATTATGCTAAATACCTTGAAAAAACCCAAGTTATTAGAGCACGAAGAAAACGTCTAATTGAGGATTTCGAAAAAGATGAAGCTGAAAGATTACGTTCCTTAACAGTTGAATTTACAAAATATTTCAAATGTGATAGAGAACAAGTTGAAGAAGAAATGCTAAATTGTAGTGGCTCCCTGATAGATCTTTATTATATTATAGAAGAAAAGTATAAAATAGTTCATATGCCTGTTCCATTAAGGCGTAGGGGACGACCAAAAAAAGTTATATAAATGAAAGTATCACACGAAGTACCTCGCTGTTTACTAACAGCATCCCCTGAATTTAATGATTATGATTATGCCCTACCTCACTTGTTTGATCAAGATGAAGAATATTTACAATATTTTATGGATGCAAAAGCAGATAGTCGTTATATTATAATGGATAATTCACTTCATGAATTAGGAGAAGCATATGATCATGAAAGATTACGTTATTGGGTTAGTGTAATAGAACCAGATGAATTTATAGTACCTGATGTTTGGATGAGATGTGCTGAAACAGCAGCTCAAGCTAAATACTGGAAGCAATTTAAATATCCTAAAAAAACTAAACTCACTGCTGTAATTCAAGGTGAAAATAAAAACCAAGCCTATTTGTGTGCTAATTTATTAGCTAATTTAGGATATAACAAATTATGTGTATCATATGGTGCTACTTGGTATAACGATTTCTTCCCACATACTAACGCAGATATGGGAAAAGCATTAGGTAGAGTACGATTTGTACAAGGTCTATTTAAATTAAACCAATTAAAAGATATTAAATTCCATTTACTAGGTTGTTCAATACCACAAGAATTTGGTTGGTATGATGATCAAGACTTTGTTAAAAGAATTGAATCAATTGACACTTCAAACCCCATAATGGCAGCCTTAGATGGAACCAGATATAATAGCAATGGTATGAATTACAAACCAAATGCTAATATGAATGATTTTTTTGATGTTAAATTTGAAGATATTAAATACGAAGATATTATTTACAACACAACACAATTTAGAAGAATTAATAATTTAAAAATCAAATAATTATGGCAAAGTTAACAAGAAATGTAAATTATTGTAACTACAGATGGGAAGAGTATGTGCTAACAGAAGAAGAATTAGCACAATGGAAAACAGGTGATGAAGACCTCCAACAAGAAATCATAGATAATGCAGATTGGGACTTAGTAAGAGATAAACCAATTGATGATTATAGTGAACCAGAATTTGTAGAAGAATAATATGGCAGAATTTATAAGACACGCACTAGGACTTTGTGGAGAACACTATCATCCAAACTTATGGACTCTTTTAATAGGAGGAGTTGGATTTTCAACTATTTTTTCGTATGTTCGAACATATATAAAATGTAAATTTAATCAAGCGTTAGCCTATACGCGAAATACCTGGCAAATTTTAAATAAGTAAATTATGGCACATTGTGTAGTAAGTTTAAGTGGTGGAATGGATAGCAGCACCCTATTGTTAAGAGCTATCGAGAAGTATGATACCGTAACTGGTATCTCATTTGATTACGGTCAAAAACACAGAGTGGAGCTAGAAAGAGCTCAATCATTAATTGATTACCTTGCAAGTAAAGGACACAAAGTAAATTATCGTCAAATTAAACTTGATGGTCTAGTAGATCTATTAGACTCAGCTTTAGTTACAGGTGGAGATGATGTACCAGAAGGTCATTACGAACAAGATAATATGAAAGAAACAGTTGTTCCTAATAGAAACAAAATGTTTGCTTCAATTACTCAAGCAGTTGCATTATCTGTAGCAAATAGAACAGAAGATGTTTGTGATATCGCTTTAGGTATTCATGCCGGTGACCATGCAGTTTACCCTGATTGTAGACAAGAATTTAGAGATGCAGATGATGCAGCTTTTAGAATTGGAAACTGGGATGCAGATAGAGTAGGTTACTTTACACCTTATTTAGATACTGATAAATTTGGTATCCTACAAGATGGAGAAAAATTATGTGAAATTTTAGGTATTGATTTTGATGAAGTTTATAAGAGAACTAATACATCGTACAAACCCTATCCTAGTGGAAATTCCGATTATAAGTCTGCTTCTAGTGTTGAGAGGATTGAGGCTTTTATTGCTTTGGGGAGAAAAG